CGGATGTCAGTTTCATAGACCATTACACGGTTACGCGGCTGGAAGATGAAATGATTGCATGGTACAAAGAGAAAAAGAAAGAACTGACAGGCGAAGATGTGGTATTGGCTGCGGCAGATGATAGGAAATTAACCCTTCAGGCTGGCGCTTATTATATATACCAAGGATACATGTTTGCTGACGATGCGGGAAAGATGGGCTTATTAAAATACAGCAGAGGAGCATCCCTTGAAAATCTAGGAGCAATGAAACATGTTTGGAGGGGAAGTGCATCTGGCTCTACTACCACTATACGCTTTGCGATAAAAACGCCCAGAACTACAACAACAGGAATACCGGCAGGAACCAGGGTGACCGCCGGAGACGGCATTTATTTTGCTACAAATGAATATGGAGAAATACCAATAGGCGATAACTATATTGACATAAGAGCAACCTGCATGACGACGGGAAAGACCGGGAACGATTATGGAATTGGAGACATAGCAACCATTGTTGACCCGGTACCATATATTGATTCTGCGACAAACGTTACCGCACCCGAGAATGGAAAGGATATCGAGGACGATGAATCTCTTAAGGTGCGAATATATGAGGCACCATCCGAATATTCCACAGCGGGAACGGAGGACTCATACAAATATCATGTCAAAGAATTTAATCATGACATATCGGACGTGAAAGTAACTTCGCCCAATCCTTGCGAGGTTGAAATACGGTATCTGCTTGAAGGCGGGAAGGTACCGGGGACAGAATCCATACAAGCACTCAAGGAATATATGTCAAAACCAGACATCAAACCAACAACAGACAAAGTAATCGTTAGGGCTCCTGAATTGGTGACATACAACATTAATGTCAAGTACTACATAAACGCAAGCGATAAAAACCGAGCAGAAGCCATCCAGACAGCTGTAAACCAAGCCATCGAGGACTATAAGCTATGGCAGAGGACAAAAATGGGGAGGGACATTAATCCGGATGCCCTTACGCGAATTGTGACACAGGCTGGCGCTAAACGGCTCCAGATAACTGCTCCGGTATTTACGGTGGTACCTGCCGGGAGCGTGGCATCACTTGAACTTACGAGCGTAACATATGGAGGGCTGGAGGATGATTAAATACGAGGATGCGGAGCTAATATCCGTTTTTCCACCATGCTTAAAAGAAGATACTGACATCATAGCTATTAGCTATGCATTCAAGATGGCCATGCAGAAATTAATCCAGTTCACCCAGACCATAAAGCTATATGCAAATATTGATGATGTTCCGGAGGCGCTTCTTGACTTAATGGCAATCGAAATGAGATGTCAGTACTATGATGAAGCTATGGAAATCGAAATCAAGAGAAATGTCATTAAGAACACCCTGGCATGGTACGCAAAAGGCGGGACTGCGTCGGCAGTTAATGAGATGATTCAAACGGTTTTTGGTGAAGGAAACATGGTGGAATGGTATGAATTCGATGGAGAACCGGGAACTTTCTATGTTGAAACAGGAGCCGAACTATCACCGGATGCAGTCAAACGGTTTGGAAACGTTATTGAAAAGGTTAAGGCAAAAAAATCACATCTAGTAAATGTCAAGGTCATGAGAAAGATAGATCAGGCGTTATATGTGGCGGCGTATCATAGAATCAACCCACATATTATCGTGATGGACACCGGTTTAGATGGAAAGGAGACGAGCGATGTTTTATAAAGCAGTCATTACTTCAAAAGGACTTGCATTGGATGCTAAAATCAAGGCAGGCCAGACAACTGCTGCTTTTACAAGAGTAAAACTTGGTGATGGAACATATGACGGACAAGAGGACCTAAAAGGGGCCGCAAATTTAAAGAACACAAGGAATGAGTTTGGTATTAGCAGCATTAAAGTTATTGATGAAAATACAGTCAGAATCCGTATTGTCACAAACAATAGCAACCTTAATAGCGGATACTATATCTCAGAACTCGCGCTGTTTGCGACGGACCCAGACGAGGGGGAAATTCTATACAGCATATCATTGGGCGTTCCGGGAAAAATGGATTATCAGCCGTCGAAAACTGAAATGCTCAACGCAACTGCGACAATTGATATACTGACCTCGATTTCAGACGCAGAAACCGCCAATATTCAAACTGGTACAGGAGCGGCCGCGTCAGCTGAGGATTTAGCAGAATTGGAAACGAGGATAAAAGGGGTTGAAACCCCTGAGTTTGACGCCTCTGGATCCGTAGATGGCATAACCGGCAAGACAACCCTCCTGGCTAGTTTTGTTTCAAAGATGCCACTGATAAAATTCATGCGCAATGTTAAGGCCGGTTTTAAGCTGGTCTCATTTGTTGGGGATATAGTCAACAACTGTGTAACTGACAATGCCAACCTTCCTTTATCGGCTGCCCAGGGCAAGGCATTGATGGATCTTTATACTGTGCTCAATACTAAGATAGCAGATACATCCGGAATAGCAAACACGGCCAATGCTAAAATAGAATTAGATGGACCAATCAAAACGATTGCCTATGGGAGTGACAAAAACAAATGGGCGTTTCAGCAGCAATTTCCGGATGGCGTCATATTATCTTTAGGCATCAGCGAAACCGAAATTTTTTACGACTATTATGACGGAAAAACATGGACTCGTAAGTGGACAAGGTGATTATATACCCGCTATGAATATGCCAAACCGTACATTATTACCTGCTATGAGTTGTGCGCCAAATTCAATAGACACAATCGCGACAGTACTGGTGGACAAATCATAGTCATATCTAACTTGGTGGCCGATAACGCTACAAGGAAGCACATAAAATATATATGGCTTGTCGGTCATCAGCGCTGTCGTTATATCAAAGGGTATGTTGCAAATATTTCCATCAATCCATGATTCTTGGATAGGGATGATGGTCTGAT